CGCTGGAAGGACAAGCCGCCGGTGGGGCAAGCGGAGATCGACTGGGCGCATCCGCTGGCGCAGGGGCTGGTGGGGTGCTGGTTGGCGAATGAGTCTACTGGTCCAGCATACAACCTTGTGCGGCACGCGCCCTCTACACCCAAGAATGGGGCTTCTTGGTCAGTGACTAGTGAGGGGGTCGGGCTCTCTTTGGACGGAACGGATGACCGCTATGACGGCCCGAATGGCGGGGATCTGAATGCGGCGCCCGCACTTCAGATCACGGCACGGGTTCAGCCAGCTGCCGTCGCGTCGAACCAATATCTCTTCAATGCCCAGACCGCAGGCGAGACGTTCGGCGCCCTGCTGTGGTTGTCTTTAACCGCGCTTGCGTTTACTCGACCCTGGACTGGAGGGGGCAAATTTCGGAGGACGCCAACGGGGGTTGTGGGTGCGGGCGTGTGGACAACGCTCAGTGTAGTGGACCCGACGAATGTAAGCACAGCGTCGTCGATGCGAATCTTCAAGGACGGCGTCGAGCAGTCCTATGACGCCCCGAGCGCGGTGGACGGCACCGGAGCTCCGACGGCGCTCACGGGCTCGTGGATCGTCGGCGGACGCACTGCGGATAACGCAAGAAACTTCGGTGGAGCGCTCGCGCACGTGTTCGTCCACCAAGCCCAGATCGACGCCCTCCAACTCCACGCCGAACCCTACGCCTTCCTGCGCCCACGCGTCGTCAGGCGCTATGCGTTTCCTGGTGCCGCGGCGCCCGCCGCGGGCTGGGGTCCCCTCCTTGAAGGGCAGCGCAACCGATTGGTGGTGGCATGAGCGGCTATCTCGGCGACTTCGACAGCGGCTGTCTGGTCTTCGACATGTTCACCACCGTGACGACCACGGGCGCCCCGACGCAGCTCGCGGGCACGCCGGCGCTCTCCGTCTACAACGACCTGAACGTCACCCAGACCACGGCGGGCATCACGCTCGCGGTGGACTGTGACAGCGTCACGGGCCTCAACGCCTGGTCCGTCAATACGAACTCGACCGCCTACGACTGCGGGCACGACTACAAGGTCGTCATCACGACGGGCACCGTGGGCGGCGTAAGCGTCGTCGGCTACGTGGTCGGCACGTTCTCGCTCGACAACCGGAGCCACGTGCGCCCGCTCATTCACGGGCAGCATCGCGTGGGCGTGAGCAGCGTCGGCGACGTCTGCGCCAACCTCGTCAAGATCAACGGCTCGGCGAGCGGCGTGCCCGCGCTCCAGCGGTCGACCGACGGCATCGCGCGCATCACGGTCGGTGCGGGCTCCTCGACGACCAGCGTCGTCACCTCGGCGTGCGCGCCAGCGGGCGCGGTCGCGGACCAGTTCAAGGGACGCGTGGTGATCTTCGACGCGAACACGACCACGGCGGCGCTGCGCGGGCAGGCGACCGACATCACGGCGAGCAGCAACGCCGCGACCCCGACGCTCACCGTGACGGCGCTCACGACCGCGCCGTCCTCCGGCGACACGGCGGTCATCGTCTGATGGCTGGCGTGCGGATCACCCAGCAGGAGCCCACCGCCCTTCCGGGGCGACGCTACGGCTCGTTCGCCAGCAAGACGGCGGCGACGACGCACCCGGTCGCCAACATCACGCGCCTGTGGCCCTACGGGGGGCCGGGGCATCTGTACGGTAGCTTCGCGGGCAAGACGGCCGCCCCCGTGGGCGCGGACTCCTTCATCCCGACCTATCGCCGACGGAGGCGCTGATGCCAGCCGATAGCGTCGAAGTCGCCAACGAAGTCCTCACGCTCCTGGGCGACCAGGCGATCACCGCGCTCACGGACGACAGCGACCGCGCGCGGGCCGTCGCGCGCGTCTACACGCCGACGCTCGACGAGGCGCTGCGCACGCACGACTGGAACTTCGCCCGCATGCGCGCCGTGCTCGCGCGCCTCACCGCCGTGCCGGAGTTCGGCTACGGCTACATGTACCAGCTCCCGCAGAATCCGCTCTGCCTGCGCGTGCTGGAGACGAACCTCGACGCCACCACGCCGTGGGAGATCGAGACCTACATCACGGCGGACGCCACGGCGCAGTACCGCGTGATCCTGACCGACGCGACGAGCCTGGAGATCGCCTACATCGCGCGCATCGAGGACCCGACGCTCTGGGACAGCCTCTTCGCCGACGCCTTCGTGCACGAGCTCGCCCGCCGCGTCGCCTACGCGATCACGCGCAACGCCACGCTCACCGAGAGCCTGCGCGCCGCCGCGCTGGAGCGGTGGCAGAGCGCCCGGAGCGTGGACGGGCAGGAGGCCCGCAAGCTGAAGTCGTGGCTGTCCACGAGCTTCACGAGCGTGCGGTGAGGACGCCGTGCCGCGGCTGCAGCATCTAATCAACTCGTTCGTGTCCGGGGAGTGGAGCCCCCGCCTCACGGGGCGCGTGGACCTCGACAAGTACGCGCACGCGTGCGCCTGCCTGCACAACTTCCTCGTGCTCCCGCAGGGCGGCGTGACGCGCCGTCCGGGCACGAAGTACGTCGCGACCGTCAAGACGTCGGGCGACGGCTGTGTCAGGCTGCTGCGCTTTCAGCCCTCCGCCACGGCGGCCTACGTCCTGGAGGTGGGCGCGCAGTACGTGCGGTTCTATCGCAACGGCGCCCCGGTGACGTCCGGCGGGACGCCCGTCGAGGTGACGACGCCCTACGCCATCACCGACGTGTTCGCCCTGCACGCCGTGCCGTCCATCGACGTGCTCTACCTGCTGCACCCCAACTACCAGACGCGCAAGCTGGAGCGCTACAGCGACACCGTCTGGAAGCTCCGCACCGTGCCCTTCGCGCCGCCGCCGACGCTGGAGTACGGGCACCGCCCGTGGGCGGACATTCAGGCGAGCGCCACGAGCGGCGACGGCGTCACGCTGACGGCGTTCAACTGCAACGCCTTCGTCGCCTCGGACGTCGGGCGCGAGATCGTGATCACGGACGGCACGAACGCGGGCGCGCGCGCGGGGCTCGCCGCCGTGACGAGCGCCAAGCTGGCGACCGTCAACGTGTGCGTGGCGTTCGTCGACACGACGGTCGTCTGCAACACGCTCTGGAAGCTCGGCGGCTCGCCCCTGACCGGCGTGACGCCGAGCGCGCACCAGCCCGTCGGCAAGGCGGTGACCCTCACGGCGGATGCGGCGGCGTGGCGCGGCGGCGTCAACGGCTTCGGCGACCCGATGGCGCTCAACACCACGGACAGCGATTGCGGGCGCTTCGTGCTCCTGAACGGCGGCTCGTTCCGCATCACGAGCGTCGCGAGCGCCACCGTCGCCAACGCGACGATCGAGGGCGAGGCCACGCCCACCACGGCGGCCAAGGCGGAGAGCGGCAACTGGACGCTGGAGGAGGCGCTCTTCAGCGCGTGCAACGGCTGGGCCGAGGCGGGCGCGTTCCACGACAGCCGCATGTACCTCGCGGCCGGTCATCGCTTCGCGGGCTCGAAGTCGGGCGACTACGAGAACTTCGCCGCGGGCGCGCTCGACGACGACGGCGTGCTCTTCGCGATGGACTCCGAGGAGCTCGAAGTCGTCCGCTGGCTCCACGGGCGCAAGGGGCTGCTCCTGGGCACGCTCTCGCGCGAGTGGGAGGCGATCGGCTCGACCGACGCGCCGATCACGCCGAGCAACATCCAGGTGCGCTCCGAGACGAGCTACGGGAGCAGCCGCGTGGAGCCCGTGCACGTGGCGAACGCCTCGCTCTTCGTGGACCGCAGCGGGCGGCAGCTGCGCGAGCTCGCCTTCGTGTTCGAGACGGACGGCTACCAGGCGCCCGACCTGCTCCTGCTCGCCGAGCATCTCACGCGGCGCGCGACGCCCACGGGCGCGGACCCGACGCTCGTGCAGATCGCCTATCAGCGGGACCCGGAATCCCGGCTCTGGGCCGTGCGCTCCGACGGCGTCCTGCTCTGCTGCACGTATCTGCGCGCGCAGAACGTCATCGCGTGGTCGCGCGTGACGACGCAGGGCGCGATCGAGTCGGTGGCGACGATCCCGCACCCGAACGGGGGGCGCGACCAGGTGTGGTGCAGCGTGCGGCGCACGATCAACGGCGCCACGGTGCGCTACATCGAATACCTCGACGACGCCGGGGTCAACTACCCGACGCTCAACGTCGATGCCGCCTACACGTGCACGTCCGCCACCGCGCTCGCGACGTTCACGGGGCTCGGCCACCTGGAGGGCGCCACCGTGCAGATCGTGGCCGACGGCGCCGTGCGGCCGAGCACGACGGTGGCGAGCGGCGCGATCACGCTCGGCACGCCGTGCGCGAAGATCGTCGAGGTGGGGCTGGGCTACACCGCCGATCTCGTCACGCTGCGCCCCGAGGTGCCGGTCGGCGGGCAGTCCTCGATGCCGGCCAAGCTCGGCTGGCGGCGGCTCGTCATCAAGCTGCTCGACACGCTCGGCCTGCGGCTCGGCACCGCGTCGGGCGAGGAGATCGTGCCCTTCCGCGTGGCGGGCGACTGCATGGGCGTCGCCCCGGCCCTGTTCTCCGGCGACAAGGAGATCCCGCACCTCGGCTGGGACGACGGGCGCGTCATCGTGCGGCAGACGCAGCCCCTGCCCGCCACGGTGCTCGCCATCACCGGTCTGATCGACCTGGGGGGCGCATGAGCACCGTGCTTGCCGAGTGCGCGCACGTCGTGCGGGATCGCCTCGTGCTCACCTACGCGCCCGCGGGCCTGCCGGTCGGGGTCGTCACGGCGCGCGAGGACGCCTACGGCGGCGTGGCGGTCGAGCACGTCGTCGTCTGGCCCGGGCAGCCGCCCGCGACGCTCCTCACCCTCGCCCGGCTCGGGCTCGACGCGGCCTGGGCGCAGGGCTACCGACACGTCACGGTCACGCTCCCGCGCGCCCTGCCGGGCGCCGGGGCGCTCCTTGCCCTGGCGCGTCGGCACGCCTTCCTGATCTACGCCATGACGGACGACGTCCTGCACTGCGTGCGCTACGCGCCGAGGGCGGAATGATCCAGGCGATCCGGCCCGAGGACACGGGCGACGTGCTGGAGATCCGCGCCCGGTGCCACCCCGAGCAGCCCTGGCCGCCGACGGGACAGTTCTTCGTCTATCCGACCCTCGTCGAGCGGCTCGGCGAGGTCGTCGTGGGGTTCACCTCGTTTTCGGTGAGTCCGGGTCTCGCCGGCGTGCCGACGCTCTACGGCAACGATCTCTGCGTGCTGCCGGCGTGGCGCCAGCAGGGCATCGGCTGGGCGCTCGCCTGCGCGCGCGTGGAGTACGGGCGGCGCGTCGGGGCGCGGCTCTTCATCGGATTGACGCGCGAGTCCAATCACGCCATGGTCGCCATCTTCAAGCGCCAGGGCCTGCACGCCTGCCAGACGGTGCGCGGCTATTTCGGCACCGAGGACGGCGTGGCCTGGGTCGGAGAGCTCTGATGTTCATCGCGGGCGCGATTGCCAGTCTCGCCGCTGCGGCGGTCACGGCGTATGCCACGATCCAGCAGGGGCGGGCCGCCGAGCAGGCCGCGCGCTACAACCAGCGCGTCGCCCAGCAGCAGGCCGAGGCCGCGCGGCAGCGCGCGGAGTCCGACGCCGAGACGCTGCGCCGGCGCCACGAGCGGACGCTCGCCAGCCAGCGGGTGCGCTACGGGGCCTCGGGCGTGCTCACGGAGGGCGCGCCGCTCCTCGTGATGATGGACTCCGAGGAGGAGGCGGCGCTCGACGTCGCGCGGGTGCGCCACGGGGGGGCGATGGACGCCTACGGGCTGCAGGCCGAGGCCCAGTTGCAGCGCTGGCAGGGCAGTCAGGCGCGGCGCCGCGCGATGATCGGGGCCTCGGGGGCGCTGCTCACCGGCGTGTCGAGCGCCGCGAGCACCTACGCGCGCCGACCGACCACCTCCGCCACGTTGAACCCGCCGACATGAAGATCCCGCAGATTCTCGCCGAGACGGCGGTCGGCGTGCCGCAGGTGCCGCGCCTGCCCGTGGGCGGCAACGGCGGCGGCGGGGCGGCGCTCGGACAGGGGCTCGCGGGCGTGGCGCAGAGCCTCGTCGATGTCGCGGAGATCCGCGAGCGGAAGCGCCTGAAGTTCGCCGAGGACGAGGCGCGCGCCGCCTACGTGGACTACCAGTACAACGCCAAGACGTTCGACGCGGGCCTGCGCGGCACGCAGCGCGACCCCGACGCCTACGACGCCGCGCTGCGGCGCTACCTCGACGAGCAAGAGGCGACGCTGGCGCGGGGGCTGACGACCGCCGAGGGGCGGGCGCTGTTCTCGACGCGCGTCAAGGGCGCGCGCGTGGAGATCGAGGCGAGCGCGATCACGCACACGAACGCGCTCTACAAGGACCGCGCGGTGGGCCTGGAGGACGCGACGACCGACCGGCTCTATCACCTCGCGGGGCTCGCGCCGATCGAGGACCAGGCGATCTGGCTGCGGCGCTTCAGCGAGGCGCAGCAGGCGATCGAGGCGAATCGCTGGCTGCACGGGGACACGGAGACGGCGAAGCGGCTGGCGGCGAGCCGACAGTTGTTCTTCGAGCAGCGCTTTCGGCGCCACGTTCTGCAGGACCCCGAGGACGCCATCGCCAAGTCCGAGACGGTCTACGCGGGGCTCGACCCCAAGGTGCGCGATCAGCTGGTCGAGCAGGGCGAGCGGGAGCGCGAGCGACAGCGGACCGAGGCGCGCGCCGCCGAGGAGCGCCAGACGAAGGAGTTTCGCAACGATGTGGCCCGCGAGCTCACGGATCGCATCGAGGCGGGCGAGGACGTGCAGGAGCGCATTCAGGCCCTATCCTTCCAGCTCGGTCGCGAGCGCGTGAGCGAGCTCTATACCCTGAACCGCGGGCTGCGCGACAAGCGTGACGCCGTCGCCGTGAAGGGCGAGAGCGACGCCGCGAAGGACGCGAGCAGCCGCCTGCGCGTCATCCTGACGGCCGGCATTCTCGGCAAGGAGATCACGCGGCAGGGTCAGATCCTGGAGGCCGCCGACCTGTTGCCCGCTGACGCGGTCGCGCTGCTCGGCACGCTGCGGCAAGAGCAGGGCCGCGCCGAGACGGATCGCGACAAGGTCATCACGGAGGGGCGGGCGATCCTGCGCGAGCGGCTCCGGACGACGGGCGATCTCGACTTCGACGCGCTCGGCTCCGAGGTGCTCGCCCGCGCGATGACGGACTACACGACGACGCTCCGGCGCGATGAGACGGCGGACCCGCTGCTCGTCCTCCAGCAGATCGTGGAGCGCTACGCGCCCGCCGTGGTCAGTCGCCGCGAGCTCTCGGCCGCCGACGTGGCGAAGATGATCACCGAGAATCCGGATCTTGCGCGCCATCTGAGCGAGGGGCGCCGCAGCGACTTCGAGCGCCAAGTCCCCGAGGCCTACCGCACGGGCGACGCGCGCGGCAAGATCATCGCCGACTGGAAGGCGGGCACGCTGACCGAGGCGCGCGCCAACGAGTTGCTGCGCCTGCTGCGCCTGCTCGACGTGCTGGGCCAGCCGGCGCGTGAAACGCCTCGGGCTCCGGCGCGTCCGGCGCGCGGCGCACCCAAGGAGAAGCGCTGATGGCTGACGCGCGCGTGGACGAGAGCTACCTCGCACGACGCGAGGAGGACGACAGCCCCTTGCGCCAGGAGCTGCAGCAGCGCGGCGAGTCGCCGGACCCGACGCCGCTGCCCTCACGGGGCGTCCTGGGCGACATCGGCGTGGGGCTCACCGAGGCGCCCATGCAGGCGCTGGGCGGCGTGCGCGACGCCGTGGTCGAGGCCGGGCGCGCCGTCGAGTCGCTCGCCGACTTCGTCTTCTCGGGCACGGGGCTGCCGAAAGGTCCGAAGCTCCAGGTGCAGCTGCCGAAGGTCGGTGAGGCCGAGACGACCACGGCGGGGCTGGTGCGCAGCACGGCGCAATTCCTGACGGGCTTCGTGCCCTTCATGCGCGCCACGCGGGCGGTCGGCATCACGGGGCTGATCACACGGGGCGCGGTCGCCGGGGCCGCGACGGATCTGACCGTCTTCGATCCACAATCGCCCCGCGTGGCGAACATGCTCCAGCAGCTCGCGCCCGCGCTGCGCAACCCGGTGACGGACTATCTCGCGGCGGCTCCGGACGACACGGACGCCGAGGGGCGCTTCAAGAACGCGCTGGAGGGGCTGGCGCTCGGCGGCATGGCGGATGGGCTCTTCAGGGCCCTGCGCGCGATCAAGCTGTCGGGGCGTGCCTCGCGCGTGCTCGATGCGGAAGCCGCCGCTGCGAAGGCGCTCGACGACGTGCCCTACCCGCCGATGCCGGAGTCGCCCCGGACGCTGTCGGGCGGGGCACCGACCGAGGCGCCGCCAAGGCGTCCCACGGAGCCCGGTGCCGCGCCCAAGGGGCTGGAGGCCGGCCAGGCCGACACCTTCGAGTCGATCGCCGAGCGTTATCGCCACGAGGTCAACGTGCAGCGCCGCGGCCAGCGCACGCACGCGCAAGCGGCGGCGGAGGCCGCCGAGAGCGGCATGACCCTTGACGACGTGCGCGCGATCATGCCCGGCACCGCGATGAACGACACGCAGGCGGTCGCGGTCGTCAAGAGCCTCGTGGACTCCGGGCGCTCGCTCAAGCGTCTCGCGCGCGGCGTCGTGACGGGCGAGCCCGAGGCGCTGCGCGGCTTCCTGGAGCAGTTGTATCTGCACGCGCAGATCGACCCCAAGCGGCTCGGGGTGATCGCCGAGTCCGGCCGCACGCTCTCGGTGATGAACGAGCCCGTGAGCGGCATGAACCGCTTTCTGCGCCAGTTCGAGGAGCTGTTCCAGAACGCCACGAAGGGCATCACGCCCGAGCGCCTGGCGCGCATGGTGGACGCGCTGGAGACGCCCGAGCAGATGACCGTGTTCGCGCGGCAGCTCACGAAGCCGGCTGGCATCGACTACTTCATCGAGGCCTGGATCAACGGGTTGCTCTCCGGCCCGCAGACGCACGTCGTCAACTTCCTGTCCAACATGGGCACGGCGCTCTGGGCGGTGCCCGAGCGCGCCCTCGCGGCGCGGCTGGCGGGCGACGGTGTCGCGCGCGGGGAGGCGACGCAGCTCATGGTCGGCATGGTCGGGGCGCTCCAGGACGCCTTCCAGCTCGCGTGGCACGCGATGCGCACCGGCGAATCGACGTTCGGGGGCGCCAAAACCGAGATGCGCCACCGCACGATCACGGCGGAGAACCTGAACGCGAGCGGCACCATGGGGCGCGCGGTCGATCTGCTGGGCGAGGTGATCCGCCTGCCGGGCCGCGCGCTGATCGGCGGGGACGAGTTCTTCAAGATCATCAACTATCGCGGCGAGCTGCGCGCCCACGCCTCGCGCGAGGCGACGAGCATCGCGGCGGGCGAGGGGCTTCAGGGCACCGCGAAGAGCAAGCGCGTGGCGACGCTCATGCACGAGATCCTTTCGGACCCACCCGAGCGGATCGCGCGCGACGCGCAGAACCTGGCGCTCTACCGCACCTTCACGAAGGAGCTGGGCGACGCCGGAAGCGCCGTGCAGCAGGCGCTGCGCTCGCATCCCGGGCTACGGATCATCATGCCGTTCTTCCGCACGCCGGTGAACCTCGCGAAGTACGTCTTCGAGCGCACGCCGCTCGGGCTCGTGGCCGACCAGCCCCTGCTGCGCGCGCTCATGCCCGAGATGGCGGCGAACCTCCGCGCGGGCGGGGCGCGGCGCCAGCTCGCGCTCTCGCAGGCGTCGCTCGGCTCCGCCGTCATGGGCGTGTTCGGCACGATGGCGATCGGCGGCCTCGTGACGGGCGGGGGCCCGCAGAAGAACCGCGCGCAGTGGCTGGAGACGCATCAGCCCTACAGCCTGAAGATCGGCGGCACGTGGATCTCCTACAACCGCCTCGATCCGGTCGGCATGATCATCGGGCTCGCGGCGGATGCGTCGCTCGCGATGGCGGGCATGCGCGACGATGACAAGGACGGGCTCGCCACCGCGCTCACGCTCGCGCTCGCGAAGAACATCACCAGCAAGACGTATCTGCGCGGACTCGTCTCCGCCGTCAACGCGCTCGCCGACCCGGAGCGCTACAGCGCGAACGTGCTGCGCCAGTTCGCGGGCGGACTCGTGCCCTTCTCCTCGCTCGTCTCGACCGCCGAGCGGGCCACGGACCCGACGCTTCGCGAGGCGCGCACGATGGTGGACTACGTGATGAGCCGCATCCCGGGACTCTCCGCGACGCTCTACCCGCGCGTGAACCGCTGGGGCGAGGACATCGTGCCGGGCACGACGGGCTGGTGGGTCGTGGACGTGCTGAATCCCTTCTATGTCAAGGACGTGAAGGAGGACCCCGTCGCCGACGAGATCGTGCGCTTGCGCATGACGCTCGGCCTCGCCCCGGAGCAGCTCGACGGCATCGAGCTCACGGACGAGCAGCTCTATCGCTTTCGACGGCTCGACGGCAAGGAGGTGCAGATCGGCGGCCAGTCGTTCAAGGAGCGGCTCGCGGGCCTCATCGAGAGCGACGTCTATCGACGCATGACCGACGAGGGGCGCCAGGCGCGCATCGCGCACTGGGTCGATCGCTATCGCACGCGGGCGCGCGCCCAGCTGCTGCAGGAGTTTCCGGCGCTGCGCGACACCGTCGAGGGCGAGCGGCGACGCCGGCGCCGCATCTTCGATCGCAGCGCGGAGCCATCGGACGCGGGCGTGCTGAGTATTCTGCCGGGAACGCTGGGGAGGTGATCTCGTGACCATCGCGACGCAGAGCAACCGGGTCGATTACACGAGCGACGGCTGCACGAAGGCCTTCGCCTACACGTTCAAGATCCCCGCCGCGGCGGACCTCGACGTCTTCGTGGGCGGCACGCAGAAGACGCTGACGGCCGACTACACGGTCACGGGCGCGGGCGCCGCGACGGGCGGCACGGTGACCTTCACGACCGCTCCGGGGTGCAACCTCGCCATCGCCATCGTGCGCGACGTGGCCTACACGCAGGCGACCGCCTACCCGGAGAACGATCCATTTCCGGCGGCCACGCACGAGGGCGCGCTCGACAAGCTCACGATGCTCGCGCAGCAGGTCCGCGAGCTCACCATCCGCTCGTGGCGCTTCGCGGCGGGCTCGGCGCACGCGGCGGCGGGCTACGTCGTCGACGAGCCGGCGGCGGGCAGCTACCCGCGCGTCAAGGGCGAC